AGAATCTCATCATCGCCAATTCCCAAGAACTTCTATAATGTGGTTTTTTCTTCCCTATATATTTTTCGGGATTTTTTGGTTCGTAAAATCCGTTAGCAAATTTAGCCATTTTTTAATGCCTTACAATTATTGCCGTGCCATCTTTTATAATTAGTTGCTCCTTTGCCTTCTTTACCACAATGCTCGCATTTAAAAGGAATATATGATGCCTTAGGCACAATTCCTTTTTTTGATGCCGACATTTTTGCTCGTGTTTCTATAGGATGCTTTCTTCCCAAATTAGCAAGCGAAAGTGCATCTTTGTGCTGTTGGGATCTTGGAGCTCTTGTTTTCCAAGATTCTTTCATTTTTAATTTTGTTTCCTCTGTTCGTTTTTGACCTGTAAGTTTTTTTACTAAATTAGCTATTTGTTCAGGTGTTCGTTTCTTACCTACATTAAAAGTACCTTTTCTATCTTCCGATAAAGTTTTTGCTAATTCTGATCTTATAATTTCATATGTTTTACTATTAATTTTATCTCTTTGTTGATTTCTACTAGATCTAGTAAAAGCCCAAGCGGCGTGAAGCATTTTCTTTTTTTCATTTCCTGCTGTCATTTTTGTGAGTAAAAAATGGCAGATAAAATGTTCTCGTGCAGTTAATGATACAATATTGTCATTGGAATCAATCCCGCCCAATGATTTTGGAATAATATGATGTTTTTCTGTATATTCATCTAACCGTTGCCGCGATACAGCATTAGAAATAATATTGTTATACCATTTAGTATATTTGTTGTTTATAAACATAATATACTTATTTATACTAATTTGTGATAAATTTGCTGGCCATTTACCAAAGCACTGTTCTGCTTACCCGTTGATTTGGTGCTGGTGCATTAACAGTGCCTAGTAGACTTGTACTGACTCTGCTGCTGTTAAGATACAGTGCTAATAAGTTATTTAGATCGCCCATGGGCATTTTCATAAACTGATCTAGCACTATCATAGGATCTTCGTTGTTAAGCTGTGCAGTGTTAATAACAGTTTGTGCCAGCAATTCTGCACTTTCTTTGTCGCCTGTTACTTGTTCAAACCAACTTAGTATGGCATCATTTGTACCTATACTAACTGTATAATCAGGTATAAAGTAATTTGAGAAAAATTTATTTGTTTTATCTAAGCCTTGGGTGGCTAAATTACTGGGCTTGGTTGGATCGTATTGTGGCATGTTATGGATTTTCTGGGTATGCTTGATTAAGAGGAACTGGATCATAACCATATGTCCAGTCATTGCCGCCTGGAGGTGTTTCAACAACAGGTTGATTTACTCCAAAATCTTGTGAAGTCATTGAAGCATATGATATGTAATTAGAAGATTGCTCGCCTGGTGTGTAGAAAGCAGCAGAATTAGGATCTTGATAAGGATCTAAATATTTTACCTGTCCACCGCTCCAAACATACTGGCCGTTTTCAGTAGTAATAGGTCTGCCGCTGCCATCAGTCCACACTGTGGCAGGATAAGCGCCAGCTTGTGGGTTGCTTGCCAAACCGTCTACAGCTGATTTTGATCCAAATAAATTATTAAACCATCCATTGGTACTAGGTGTAGGACCGGATATTTGTGTGTACTTGCCAGTTTCATCTCTAAAATATTGACTGCCGTCTCTGTATGTAAAATATCCTGTTCCATTATTTTCTACAGTAGAAGATACCACATTCTTTGTAGGACTGTTTGCGTTATAACCACCTGTACCAAAGATGTCACTTACAAAATTTCCTATCGACCCTGTAACTTTATTAACGCCCTGGCTTATGCTTCCATTTACATCATTCAGTATAGGTTGAAGAGCATTGTTGACCAGTCTTCCTGTAACTAAACCTGCAGCCCCACTTACACCTGCGGCAACTGCTTTGCCCAATACACTTTGCCCTAAATATCCTTTTGTAAGGCCGGAATATAAACTTTGGCCAACAAAGCCACCTGCTACCAGACCAGCTGTTCCACTTAGAGCATTGGTAACTTGAGCCGAAGTCCCCCCAATTGTATATGTAACACCTGTATTGGGATCTGTATAGTATCTTACACCAGCTGGATTTAAATTTTGGCCTTGTGCCACCAGTGCCGAACTGTTTACAGGTACTGTTACAGGCTCAGCATTGCCTGTATAATTTGCACCTGGTACTAATTTTTGTTGAATACCATTTTCATCAATTGTAACTTGTGTGCCGTCTCTATATGTATAAACGGTCATTACTTGGCCATTTTGATCTGTAACCCTTTGAATAGATTCTCTATTAGTTTCTAAGTCCCCAGGAATATAAGTTCCGCTTTTAGTGCTTAAGACCTGTTTACTGCCAACCGGGTTACCATCTTCGTCTAAATTAAATGAAGTTTGTTGATTAGTAACTGGCTGGCCATATTGATTTACTAAAATATTATTGCCTTGATTTGTGGTAACTTGGTATAACTTAGCAGTGCCTTGTTGAAAACTGTTTGTAATTACTCCAGAGACATAAGTATTAGTAATATTTGTCCCGACTGATATTTCTCCAGATTGTAGAACTGCACCAATGGGACTTCCCGATATAGTTACACCATAGGACTGAGGCAATGCACTATAAGGATTACTTAGAACATTTGCCTGACTATAAACCAAGCCGCTGCCTAAACTGGCTGTAGGTACTGTAAACGGATTTCCTATTGCTGCATTTACAGCGGCATTAATAGCCTTAAGTCCTATACTGGCCAGACTTTGTCTTGCTAAATTTGTAAAATTAGCATTCTTTAGGTTCTTAGCCAAATTATAGGCATTCAACAGTGCGTTGAATATATTTGCGCCTGCTCCTTGGCCATCAGGTCTGGCAAGATCTTTAGTACCATTGGCCAGTGCTCCAACTAGCCCATTATCATCATAAATGTTTGTTATGCTAGTGCTAATTGGGCTTTGTGTATTATCATAATGAATGGTAGCAAATCCATTTACATCTACAGGATTTATATAACCAGTTTTATATTTGACAGTTTCAAACACAACAGTCATTTGATTTTCTAAAATGCCATTGCCTTGTTCACTATTGTGCTCGCCATGGCGCCAATCCGCAATAACTGGATTTATTAGTTCGTATTCAGTAAACCTTTTGTTGTGCAGACTAAAAATTTGTATGCTATTTAAGAAAGGTACTGTACTGGAATTTCTAGGTGTATAACCCCAACTGTCAGTTAATCTAGGTTGATACTTGTGTGGAACATTGTAATATGATTCAGTATAGTCGCTGTCTCTATAGTAGTAAGTGTAATAGTCATTCCAAAACTTTGTAACAACATCTGCTGCATCATCATGAAAGGTAATGCTAATAGGGTCGTAGCTTATGTTTGTTTGTATTATATTTTTTCTATTGTACGCATTAAGTGTTTTAGTGGCAATTCTGAAATTAGGCAAACCAACTCTTTTGGCCAATAATCCAACTTCATATTGTTCTGTAACTGTTTGACTGCTGACCGCGCCTGTAAAAATTTGTTGACTAAAAAGTGCTGTAATTTGTGATAATAAATCATTACCTAAATTGTTGTTGATATTAATCACAACATAATATAAAAAGCTTTGTTTAGGTGCTAATCGAAAAGTGTCGGCCAAAAATAACTTAGTAGCATGTTCATAAGGATGCGTGTAAGTTCCTGGTGTTAAAGGCTTTAAGTCTGCGTTGTACAAGGTGGCCATGTTAATATTTATTCCACAAAAAACCCACTCGAAAGTGGGTTTTTGAATAGTGCATTTATAATCAATTAACCAGTAACTGTAGTACCAGTGCCTCTTGGTACAGGATTGCCTACACCACCTGGATTGGTAGTCTGTAGTGCATTGTCCATTCTTACTGTCATGGTAATTGTCATTGCTTCGTTGCTGCCGTAATTTGCTTCACTGTAATTAACATCACTTAAGAAGCAACCATATAGTTCCCATGTTTCTAGTACTACAGGTTCAATGGCCCCGTTACCACCGTCTAGCATTTCAATTCTAGCAGTAAACTTATAGTCGATACCAGCACTAGCACTGGCCTGTTCCATAAAGTCAAACTGTTTCTGTAGCTGTTCGCCAACCAATCTGCTGACATTACCACCTGCATCATCACGCAATACTACCTGCGATGCTTGCCATGTAGGACGACCTGCAATGTATACCATGCTGTTATACACTGGTAGTGTGATTGGTTCCATTGCAACTTGTGGGCGAGCAAAACTAACAACTTGTTTTGTTAGTTCTGTAGTAGGTGTACTGACACCAAAGTTTTCAAAACTAGCTCTAAAACGAAACGCTAGTTTGGGCATCAACAGGCCCTGTGTGGAAGCACTTTGGTTTCCACTTAGGGGTACTGTGAATTTTGTTAATGATGAAACTGCCATTTTAATTTGCTCCTGTTCCTACGGGTTGAGCTGGTGCAACATTGTTACTGTTTAGCTGACCTGCTGCTACCAATCTAATTGGGATGTAGATAAATTCAACATCTTTAGTTGGCTGTATAGCAACATCTACCCACAACTCATTTCTGTTAATACGATCTGGTGTGTTGTTAGATGTATCGCAAACTACCAAATAGTCTGCTACACCGCGTTTAGCTACTAGGTCATTTAATAGACTGTTAACTACAGCGGTCATGCTATTTCTTGTAATGCTGTCGTTTGGCTCAAACAAGAATGGTTTACTCAACACATTCAATTGTTTTCTAATGTAGTTGATCAATCTTGAAACATTGATTCTATCCAATGCACTTGGTAGACTGGCCAATGTCTTTTGACCGTATACAACTAAACCTACACCAGGCAAACTTGTAATTGGGTTGATTGCATTGGTGTAAAGTATGTCACGAAGTCCTTGATTGATACCAACACTTACAAATGCGCCTGTTGATGCATTTACATATCCAATTGCATTTAGGTTATCAATTACGCCTCTGCGTGTACCTGCAGGAGCAATCCAAGGATAGCTTGCATTGTCACTGTTTAAGATACTTCTTAGTGTAGCATGGCTTGGTGGTACAACCACTGTAGCACCAGACAAGTCAGTTGTCTGTCCACTTGGGTAATACAATCCGACATATGGATCGCTGGTGTTAAGGCCATCTTCACCTGTTGCAGCAGCCTGTGCTGTATTCTGTGCCCATGCTTGAATAGCTGTGCCTGTAGCTGGTAATCTAAATGGAGTGTCACCTATAATAAATGCTGTGTCATCTCTATCGTTATTCAAAGCTATCATGTTAGGAATTAGCTCTGGATAACCAGGACATGCAATCAAATTGAATTGATTTGCAT